GTAAGGCTAAAAACTTAGCCAGCTTTAAATTACTAGAAAGATACAAATGTTTGACAAAATAAAAAACTTATTTAAAAAGCAAGAGGTTGAACCTGTTGCTAAGAAAGAGCCTAAACCTAAGCAACAAAAACCCCCTACCCCGGAGCTTACTGAGAAAGAAAAAGCAACGGCTGCAGGCGAACCCTACATTGCTATTACTAAAGTAGAAATCAATCCTGAGAATATTAATGATGGTGCATTTGATTTAGATTTCAATGACAAGTTTGTACTGAATTTAATTAGAGCAGGTTATAAACAACGTGATGATGATACAGATGTAATCATCGTGGATCGTTGGTTTCAGACAGTTTGTCGCAACGTGGCCTTAGAGATGTATGAACAGCAAGTTGCAGATCCAGAAAATCGTGATGCAAGAGTAATACGTACAAAAGATTTAGGTAATGGAAGGACAGAGGTAAGTTAATGTTTAATAATATTTTTTTAGATAAACCAGATTTTTATTTTGATGTAGGATCTATGAAACATCATACTGAGATATATCAAATTTTACGTGATAATCAAATCAGTAAAATGTACGTTTATGCTGTTATGTATAGAAAAAGTTTTATTGAATATGAATTTTTGAAGATTGGTCAAAGTTGTCCAGAACCCGGTGAGGATACTGAAAAGGCTGTAGGCGAACGTTTAGGTAGACAGCTTGCTTGGTTTGATGGATGGGGATATGAAAAATCAAAAAGCTCCCATGGTGCAGATTTTTATTTTAACACAATGGTTGAAATTAAAAATGGTAATTTACCTAGCTATTTGAATGATAAGAAATACTTGAGCATAGGTGTGTGGAATATTGATAGTAGGGCACCTACAGTAGGTAATTTTATTCGTAAAGACCGAGATATGACTGAATGGGTTGAAGGAGAATTGGCAAACCAACATAAAAAACAAAAACATTGTTTACCCTTACTCAACTACAAAGACCCTACTAGGAATTATTCTTATGTTAATTGTAATGTAAATATGAATCATTTCTCAACGTTATTTTCTTATTAATCAGAGAATTCACAAAAATTTGACAATAAATGGAAAGGGTGCTATAATTAACTATTAAATTGCACTACGGACTACTTTATGGCAGCTATATCGTTTAAAACCTTTAAAAACTCATGTGAGGAACGTGGGTATACCGATCGTGTTTACGAAGAACAAAATAACTGTGTACTTTATACTAACAACGGTGTAAAGTGTGAAATTAAAAAGAACCACTATACTGTGGGTTGGCTTGCACGTCCTGAGGATGTTGTGGAAATGCGTAAGCAAATCCTTGCTCAAGGTTTTACTGAAAAAACAGGTAAGCGTTCCGAATCACGCAAAGATGCTAAAGACTTTATCAACATCCCCTTTGATGGTGATGTACTTGAAAACTTTTGGGTAATTGTTAACACCATTGAAACTATTACAACTATTGTACGTAAGGTCCGTGGACAAGCTATTAAACCCATTCCACGTGAAGTATCCGAACGTAATATCTTTGAAAAGATTGCCAAACGTTTCAAATACTTTATTGATAGTGAAGATGGGTTTGGGTTAGAGAATGCTCGGGCATTGCTTGAAGGTGATAGTATTGACCATTTAATTACAATTGGTGAATCAGTAAAACGTTCTAAAGAGAATACTTACCGTGAACATATTGTACCTTGTATTATGATTTATAATCAAGCAGTTACAATGACTATGGAAAAACGTAGTGTAACTGAAGTAGCACAAATGATTAAAAACAATTTGGCTATCGTATTGATCACCAATGAAGAGGCAGAATTGCTAGACAATGAATTGGACATGCAAACAAGTATGCCCGAAAATTGGAAATTTGGTGATAGTGTATTTGCACGTTTAGATGTTGCAAAAATAGAACTCAAATAATAAGTTGACAAATATCCGCAAAGGATATATAATAACATTTTTCATTAATAAGGGATACATATGTTAACTATTCAAGACATTCTTACGAATGCAACACTTGATATTGACCAAAATAAATATTTGTACGACAATGTACTCACCGCTTGGGATAGTGGTAGTGCTGATTTGATTCGTATGCTAGAGTCACCTATGAACTCTGGCAAGACTACTACTATGTTGATGGCTACTGTTTGGGCCGAAGTTTATAAAAATCCAAATCGTAATTTGATTCTTTACGTAGCCCCTCGCAAAGAATTAATTAAAGATGCTATCAAAAAAGTTGAAGCAAACTTTGACAATAAAAATTTACGATGCTCAGATGATTCAGTAAAGGCAATTTCAGTATATACTCAGGACGTTTTTAGTGATTATATTACTCTTACTAAGATTCATAAAAAATCTAGCTATACAATTCCTAGTACTGAAATTGTATTTGCCGCAGTAAGTATTCAATGGCTAACTGACCCAATAAATTTAGCAAATGTATTGAAGTTCAATCCGGGTTTTATCTATTCTGACGAACCTCACATTGGATTAAAAATTGCAGATGCAAGTTCTATGATTGTAGATGCAGGTCGTAGACCATCAATTTGGTTTGATCCTGTATGGTTACCTGCTATGATTTCTTTAGCTAAAGAAGGTCATAAAGTTTTAGGTAGTACAGCAACTACATCAGCAAGTCAAGCAGGTGATACTGATTCGGGAAAGAAAATATTCAAACCTTTACCAGTCATGCCTAAACGTGATTTTAAAACTTGTTTTCCAGTAATGCATCCTAACAATGATGTTTATACTGTGTATGATGATTTCAAAGAATTTTGGCCCATGCACTTGCAGAAGACCAGAGACCTAATTAATATGATTAGTGTAGATACATGGTCCAAGGCAGCGGCCATCAATGTTGTTCCATGTATGCCTCTGTTTTTTGTTAAAGGTGGTGCAGAAAATGCACAACGTAGCATTCCTTTCTTTGTTCATTCATTGAGACTAAATGATACACTCTATAACAATTTGTGGAAATTCCATCGTAGTTTAAATAGTGATAGTATTTTTTCTATCAATACTAGCGAGTTTGTTGAACTTGAGAAAAAAGGCAATGTCAACTACATGCGACAGAATGTCAAAGACTTGAATGACATTATGGAAGTATTAAATGATCCTGTTAACAATATGTATGACGGTGGATTGGGTGTTATTAATACCGGTACAGCTGGTATGAATGTGCATCGGTTTGATACTGTTGTATATTTGTCAGACCCGCAAAACTTGTCAGACATTGCGGATTCACAAGTTCAAACATTTGGTCGTATTATGAGATTCCCATTCGTAGGAATGCGTTCTCATGCTGATATGCGAGAGAAGATTAATAAATTGGATATTAGTCTATCTGAAAAATACTTGTTATGCCAGTATGTGGTTTACAAGTGTCTTAATCATGTATTTTATGTTGATTCTAATTTAATGAATGTTGCAGTGAATGAGTTTTGCGATAATACTATGACGCAAGAGGGAGGCACTGCATATTATATTAGTAACATGACTTCCGGATCAAGTCATCATTCTCAGTCATTTGCACCTACTATGAGTATGAAATATGATGCAAGTGCCCTAAATTCAACATATAAAAAACAACATTGTCAATGTTGTGATGTTATTGACACAGTGGGTACAACAACCTGTGAACGTGATGCTAGGGCTAACCTTGAAAAAACAGAAGGTCCTATGACTGATGAGGGTTGGAGCAACGTTTGGTTTAAAGTTCTGCATTTGCATCACGATGATGTTAACCATCATAACTATGACCCGGCTAATTTAATTACTGCTTGCCCAAATATGCATATGGGAATCACTATTATCGGAGATCATGCTAATAAACGGTATGATTAAATTTGACATAAACTAAATAGTAGTCTATAATAGACATATGACACAAAAATACGCACTTATGGATACCGCAAATCTTTTCTTCAGAGCCCGTCATGTTGCTTCTCGCAACAGTGATCCAGAGGAGAAAGTAGCGATGGCCTTACATCTTACATTAGCATCATGTAATCAAATTGTTAGAAAATTTGGAATTGATCACGTGGTCTTCTGCTTGGAGGGATCCTCGTGGAGGAAGGCCTATTATGAGCCATATAAAAAGAATAGAATTGTTGATACACAATCACAAACAGAAGCAGAGAAAGAAGAAAACGAATTATTTTGGACCACATACGAAAAGTTTGTAAATTTTTTACGTGAGAAAACTAACGTAAGTGTCCTACGTGACCCTAAGGCAGAAGCTGATGATTTGATTGCACGTTGGGTGGCACTTCATCCAGAAGATGAAAATTTTATAATTTCCAGCGACACAGATTTTTTACAATTAATCACACCAAATAAAGTAATGCAATATAATGGAATTACTAACCAGTTGATTACAGCCGAGGGCTACTTTGATGACAAAGGTCGTATCGTCAAAGATAAGAAAACAGGTGAACCAAAACTGTTAGGTGATCCACAATATTTAAAATTTCTTAAGGTAATGCGAGGTGATAGTACTGACAATGTGTTTAGTGCTTACCCGGGCGTGAGAGAAAAAGGTAGTAAAAACAAAGTTGGATTGATGGAAGCCTATGCCGACCGTAATAAACAAGGTTACTCGTGGAACACGATGATGCTTAGCCGCTGGCTAGACCATAATAATTTGGAACATCGGGTGCGTGATGATTATGAGAGAAATAAAATATTGATTGATCTCACCTGTCAACCGGATGAAATTAAACAATCAGTAGATAAATATATCCGTGAAGGTGTTCGCACAACTATTACTCCTCAAGTAGGAATTCATTTTATGAAATTCTGTGCTAGGTACGAACTTACAAAGATTTCAGAAAATGGAGATTATGCGAAATGGTTAAATTCGCCATATAAGGGAAGTTTAGTAAAATGATTAAAAAAGTATGGACTGTTGATTTACAAGAAGATCCAATTACATCAGACATGATATTGGAGTTTCCGCCCGAGGTGTTAGAGCAGGTAGGATGGCGTGAGGGCGATTCATTAATTTGGAAAGATAACGGAGATGGAAGTTTTATGTTAACTAAACAAGAAACAGAATGGGTATTAGTAGAATGTGTTAGTACATTTAGAAATCGTTACATGGTTGAAGTTCCCAAAGGTACTGACAATTACGGTAAAGACAAATCATTGTGGGCGTTAGATACAGTAACAATGGAAGAAGCAAAAGAGTTTAGCCAAGAGTATTTGGGTGAACAGATTGTAAGTCATCGTATACTTACGTATGATGAGGCTATTGCTTTGTCTGATAAAGATAATGATTATACTACGTCATGGGATAATGATACCAAAGTTAAAACCTTTTTTACAACATTGGCTGATCAAGAAAAATGAATAACCGAATTAAAGAATTAATTACACAAGTGGGAACCGACGTAAGCGGTAAATGGATGAATGTTGATAATGTAGAAAAACTTGCCGAGTTGATTGTTCTGGATTGTATTGATATTGTTGCTCCGTATACCGTTAGAATGAGTAGACCGGGCGAAGAATACCTACATCCTATTCAAGAGATTATGAAACACTTTGGAGTTGAAGAATGACCCTTACTACTCCCGACAAAACTATTAAAACAATACGTAAGGATGATCCAAACTTTATGATTATTAATGGAATTTTTATGGCGCCTCGTGCTGGATTTGAAATCAGTAATGACTGCTCAAAGCAATATAAATTAATGATAGTAGAAGCTATAAAGAATGGATGGCTACAACCAGTAGCATATATGAAAGAGTCAGAATACACTTGGGAAAAACTAGGAGAATAAAATGAATAGAGATTACAAAAACCTTCAATACATCTTAAGCAAAAACCCACATGAATTGCTTGATTGGTGGAACACATTGGATGACGAGGATCAAGCCTATGCTTTGGAAATCATTATTGAATACAGAAAAATGTTAGATGAACCAAAAGTAGAGGATTTGTCTTTGGCAAGTAATTTATTAAAACAGTTTATGTTATAATGCCAACACTAGCAGAATATTTTAAAGCAAACCGATACTCGGGTAAATACAGTATTGGTGAGCGTGTTATCGGTAAATGGAATAAGATTCCATTTGTCGGTACAGTGGGCAATGACACACTAATAAATGAGAGTGACGGTCCAAGAATTAGTATACACTTAGATTTGCCCATTAAATACAAAGATATGGTACATCGTGTTATAATTGTTAAACACAAAGACATAAAACCATACAAATGAAGCAAGTATTCAATTACTAACCCTATTAATTTATAGAATGGATTAAAAATGAACAATGAAATAATTAAAGATATCGCATTACAATGTATTAACGAAGATAGTCGTATATTAGATATAAATAAATTTTCTGAACTTTTACTGAACACCTGTGTAGATGTTGTTTCTAAAGTAGAAAGTCCGGATGCTTCTACTACTTTAGATTTTGCACAACATCAAGCCAGTATGTTACAGGCAAAACTTGCAATAAAAAATTATTTCAGTTTGGAATGAACAAAATAGCTGCACCCACTCCATTACTTAATTATACCTTACGGTATAATATGTTAAAAGATATCATAGAAGCAACAAAGAAAAATGATATCAGAATGGATGACAATCGGGAAAAGGATAAGATATTAAAGATACAATCAGATAAACGATTGGATCAAAATAGATTGTTTTTAGAAAGCATACAAGAAGTAAAACGATATGAATCGTTGAAACTCACAGCAGAATACCAGGAGTACCAATATCTATATAGTTTGGGTACAAAGGTTGACATGTATATTTAAATAATGTTATACTCACACAGAGGAATAAAAAATGACTAAAACACTAATTGCAAAACCCGTAGTTAAGAATCAATTTTGGATTGTAACAGATGGTAAAGAAAAGGTCGGTAATGTATTGGCTGATGGTTCTGGATTTGAAGTTAAATTGAATGGCAATAAAAGCTATTATAAAACCACAACAGCTATTAAACGTAAAACAAATATTGATTTTGAAACTGTACAAAAAGCAGATAAAACTAAACATGACTTGCCCTTTAAGGTATATCCAACAACAGGTAAAGTGTTTAATAGTATATTAGATATCAAACGTAAATTACATTTGTTTACTACAGGTACTAAAAGTAAGTGCTATCATGCCGCAGGATGGTTTGTAATACAGCAGGGAAATGAAAAAACAACAATTTTTTGCCCTAAATACATCTTTATTCAACGTTATCCATATCAGGGTCCGTTTAAAACAGAAGATGAGGCAAAAAGCATGATAAATAGCTAATGATACATATTAAGCGATTTGTGGATAAAATAAGCCTAATTGAAGGCAAACAGGGAAGAGATGTAGTTATTCCTATAGGTGAGGCCCGCGGATTGCGTGATGAGTTAACTAAACTACTTGCGGATAACTACGAATTGCTACACAATAAAACGATAGTAGAACCAGTATTTCAAGTAGAGATGAATGGTGGTAGATTTTAATGTCTAGAACGCAACCCAAAATTCTACTAGAATTAGTAGATAAAGTAACATACAAATGTGATCAAATTGTAGAAGCCGCAGGTATATGGGCTGTGTTTTATGACGGTCAACCTATCAATCTAAAAAGCCAACATTACTTAGATAATGAAGCAACACCTAAGTATAAAAAAACTAGCTTTAGTAACCCAGGACATTCACGTAATTTATGTCGTAAATTGAATTTACAATTCAAGACCGATAAATTCACGGTAGTGTTTATGAATTCCGGTAGAGTTGTCTACCCAGATGAATAAGCGTAAAACACTTAAAGAAACTATAACAGAAGTTGTATTGGCCCAACTTCCTGATTCATTACTCCAAGAAAAATCTATATCAGTAGATAAACTACTTTTCAAGTGGTGGATGACTGGGCGCCAAGACGGACTACGTTTAACTGATGTAGGTGATCTGGCATTTAGAACAGCCGAAATAGAATTCTATCAGTATGAACTCAAAATACAGCCCGAAACTCAATATCATGCCTACATACTAGAACTTAATAAAAAAATCAAATGCCCCTATTACATGGGATTAAATAAAGACGGAAAGAAAAGTTTTCCCTACATCCGATTTTATGATAGTAAAATTGCTATGATGATCAGTCTGTATGGAAATGTAAATGAATATTTAGATAGTATAAAGGTAAAAAAATGACAGAAAAGAAAAACCCAAATCCATTTATTAATTTAGCTAACGAAGCTAAAAAGAAAAATACACCAATATTAACAGGTAAAAAGTCTGAACAAAAAGTCCCGAAGCCTAATAAAGGTTTTGGTGGTTCAAGTGTTGTACGTAGAACGGGCAGAGGTGGTTAATACCACTCACCCTCATTACGCATACGTTTAATGAAGGTTAAATAGGTGCTACATACTCCATAGCATCTTAAATGTACTGTACTAAGTAATCCACGATCTTGTATTTCGGGTAAAACAATAATACTAGTATCATTAACCGGTACAGTACCGGGTGTCCATAATTTATTGCTACTAGTTGATACACTGGCCATACTGTTAGGTTGATAGAAGTAGTTTGGATATTGTCTTAATGATTGTGTAGTAAACCAGTCATATGTTTCCTGATTAGCACATTTAATCCAAAAACGATTACCCTGTAGATATTTGTCAGTTACTGGGATAGGAGCAGCTTCTGGACCTACACAAAGTGTATTATCTATACGCCAAACATCTACCATACAAGAGTATCCGTTGTTAAATGACTTACCAATTTGGTTGGGAGTATTGGCATCTTCATAGTCT